TCCGCGAGATGCGGGAGCCGACAGAGGTGATGATTGATGCTGGATACGACGCCCTCAGCGATGGGGATGGTGGTCCAGCAGACAGTTTTGATTGCATCCGCGCCGCCATCGACGCCGAGATTGCAGCGTATGAGGCCGGGCGATGACGCCAGAAGAGTACACACGGCGGCTGCGGGCCTTTTTCGACATACCGTGCCCGTCTCGCCAAGACTGGAACGCCAACTACCGGAAAATGCTGGCTGAACACGGTTTTCAGTTGGTCGAGTTTGACAGGTGGACTGATCTTCCGAACCTTTGGGGGATCACGCCTGTGTGGGCTCCAATCCCGGTAGACGGCCAGGCTGATGCGTGGGGCCCATCCCTGATCGTCCCTGCGGGGGATAGATGGCTTGAAGCTGTTCGGAATGGGGGGCGGATATGACCAGCCCCATCCGCGCCATCCTCAACAACTGCGCCAGCATCGTTGACCAGCGTGGCGCGTCATACGGCGGCATCGAGAGCAGCTTCCAGGACGCGTCGATCATCGCCAGCATCCTGACCTCTAAGGAACTGTCCGCCCGTGACGTCGCCCTTGTGCTGCACGCGGTCAAGCTGGCCCGCCTCGCCGGCCACCCCGACCACGCCGACAGCTACGACGACGGGATCAACTACCTTGCCTTCGCCCGTCACCTGCAAGGCCTCATGCCGCCAGAGCCCACCCGGCATGACCCGTTCAAGTCCACGACAAAAATCTGATCCAACCAACTGCCCAAGCCCAAGGATGCCCAGATGAACGCCAAACTGAAAAAGCGGAAAGCAGCGAGAGCGGGGCGTAAGCCGGCCCATGGCGTATCCCGCTCCGCATGTGGGCGCATCGTCAAGGCGCACCGGAAGCCAGTGGAGACGCAAGAGCAGGTTCTGGCTACGGTGATGGCCCAACCTCACAGGAAGGGGGCCAGCGACTCGCGCAGCCGTCTCCTGGGCTATTCTCTCGGGCGGCTGTTCGCATCTGGCGCCATCAGCCGCGATCAACACGCGGCCGGGGAGTGGTTCGCGCAGCTCTGGCTTGCCTACCATCTCCGCATCACCGGCATCACTCTCCCGAAGGTGACCGCCCACCTGCAGGAGTTCGTAGCAGGCGGTGACGCCCCGCTGTCTCATGCCAATGACGACAATGACCCTGATCAGGACAAGCAGTTGCGTCGACGCTGGGCAGCAGTGGAGGGCGCCCTGTGCGATGCTGGCAGGCATCACGCCGGTCATTCCCTGATGTTCGCAGTCTGCGTGATCGACCGCGATCCTCACCGCGACCAAGTTGGCGAGCTGCGCGAATTGCTCAATATCGTGGACCGTGTGCGCCAAAAAGGCGCTTGACTCGCACACGCGCGCGGTGCATCATCGGGGCCGAAATTGAGTTGTGGTAATCCGCAACGAGCAGCCGGCCAAGAGCCGGCTTTTTGATTCCAGATGCGCGCGCGGGGACATATGGGTAAATCCATAGTCAATTCAGGCCCATGGGCAGCCGCTGGCGTTAACTCCATAGCGCTGCTGCGATCTGGTTGGTTCTGCGCCGCTGAAGGCTGGCTTGAACAGCACCGCAAAGATTACGAAGTTTATCAAGAGATTGCGTACGCCAGAAACATTGAGTCTCTCATTCGGTCAGGTTGGATCGAAGCTGAGAACGCCCGTCTGTCCATCGAAAACGCGGGGCTCGTGCAGAAGGCCATGGCGCGCCTGCCTCTGTCTGGTAGCGGGGAGGCCTCGCGGTATGTCGATGAGATTTACCGCCAAGATCACAAGAAATGGCTGAGTTCTCTGGGGTTTTGATTCCAGTTTGCGATGCGGCGCTGAAAGCCCAGGAAGCCGCCGATCCCGACCACCACCAATGAAAACCCCCTCGCCGGGGGAGGCGAGGGGGCGAAGATCTTCTGACCTTCGTTGCATTTCCGGTTTCGACCCACGCCCCGTAAGGCGACAGGAAGAGATTACCTGCCTGGTTATCGCTGTCAACCGGCCTTGACCGAAAGTCCGAAATGACGACGGACGGCCGGGCTATCGATCAGGCTGGATAGCAGCACGGCGCCCGGGCCTTTGACGCCGTTGCGCTCCCATTTTCGCCACGCCGCCCCATCGCTGAGCCCCACAACAGCAGCCATACCATCGGCAGTAAGGGAAAAGGCGGCTCTGGCCGCCTTGACTTCGTCTCCGGTGAGTCCCGTCTTAGAAGCCGACATAAGCCCTGTCCGCCCATTCCACCGCGACGCCAGGCATCCTGGCCGCCTGATCGTCAGTCCACCCACAGTAGCGGGTGCCGTCGTTTTCATAGTCCTCAAACTGTGCATCGACCTCTGCCACTTCGCTCTCGCGAACGCGGAAGTAGGTGACCTCATTCGAGAACCCGCGCGGCGAAACCTTGAAGTAGCGGACCTTGCTGCGATTGGGATGGTTGGTCATTTTCGTATCCAGCCCCTGATCCCCGAGGCGCGGTGTCCAGCTGCTGCTGACAAGAACTAGATTAGGTCCAATGGACCGATACGTAAAGATGTTTTCCGCCGCCTTCGGGCGGTTTTTTCGTGGGTGCAGCATGACCAGATCAGACGTGCCTCAGATCGTTCTGGCCGCCATCCTCCTGTCCCTGATAGGCCTGTCCGTCTCCGGCCTCCTTGCTATTGCTCAGGGGCATTCAAACGCGACGCAGGTCCTGCTGTGACCGACACGCTCGGCGGGATTGGCGCCCGGCCCGGATGGAGGCTGCAAGATTTGGGTCGGCAGCCATTGTATGACCCGTCGAACGGACGGGAAATGCAGGCATGGAGCCCGAGTTGGCGGGACAGGCTTGGGTATCTGGCCGGCGCAAGCTTGGAGGCTCTTGGGGCCGGCCGAAAAGGACAGCAGCGCATTATAGACGGCGTAAGGACTGTCGCTGATTTTGTTCCGTTGCTTGGTGAGACGCTTGGCGTCGATGACACGGCCCGCGCCCTGGAAGGCGGAAGGTATGGTGAGGCCGCGTTGTCTGGCGCGGCAACTCTTGCCGGCATGGTGCCTATCGCGGGTGATGTTGCCGGCAAGGCGCTACAAAAATTCGCCAAGGCTGACTTCGACCGGGCAATAGCCAATGCAATCGGCGACTACGAACACATTGCGATCAGGACTTCTGACGTCCCTCTTTCGGGGAGGGTCCCGCATTCCAGAGTATGGGTTGATGGCGAACCTACATCAGAATTTCTACCGGGTGTTTCAGCAACCTCGATCGATGCGCGGGAGTGGCCTTCTATGCATGGATTTGACAAGCCGTTGCGCGGCATAGGCAGTTACGACGGGCCATATACCTATTTGCTGGGCAGCGACGTCGCACAACGTGGCGAAGACATTGGCGAACTAGTCATGAAAAACCCGGTAATTCTATTCGGAGGCGAGCGAAGATGACTGACGCTCCAAAGCCGGGGAGGCCGACAGAGTACCGGCAGGAGTATGCGGACCAGGCTGAGAAGCTCTGCAAGCTCGGAGCGACAGATGCTGAGATGGCCGACTTCTTCGAGGTTGATGAGCGGACGATAGGAAACTGGAAGAACGCACACCCTGAGTTTTTTCAGTCCATAAAAAAGGGGAAGCTTCTGGCTGACGCCAATGTGGCTGAACGGCTCTACCAGCGAGCCATGGGATACAGCCACGATGCGGTGAAAATCGCGGCGTCGCCCAGCGGCGATCATATCGCTGTTCCATTCACCGAACACTATCCGCCCGACACCACGGCAGCTATTTTCTGGCTCAAGAACCGTCGCCCAGATCAGTGGCGCGACAAGCAGGTTCAAGAGATGACCGGTGCCGGCGGCGCGCCTCTTGTCCCGGTGCTCAATGTCACAATTGGCAAGCCTGGATCTGAGCCTTCATCCTAAGCAGGGTGAGGCGCTCCAGACGCTGGCAACGGAGGTCCTTTACGGCGGCGCAGCCGGAGGCGGGAAATCGCACCTGATGCGTGTAGCGGCCATCCTGTGGTGCGCTGCGATCCCCGGGCTTCAGGTCTACCTGTTTCGTCGCATCCGAGATGACCTTGTCAAAAACCACATGGAGGGGCCGAAGGGCTTCCGCGCCATGCTGGCCGGCTGGGTGATGTGTGGGTTTGCCGAGATTGTCGAGGACCAGATCAGGTTCTGGAACGGGAGCAAGATCTACCTTTGCCACTGCAAGGATGAGAAGGACGTCTACAAATACCAGGGCGCCGAGATTCACGTGCTTCTGGTCGATGAGCTGACACACTTCACGGAGAGCATGTACCGCTTCCTGCGCAACCGCGTGCGCATGGTCGGTGTCTCTATCCCGCCGGCATATGCAGGCCAGTTCCCGCGCATCCTCTGTGGCGCAAACCCCGGGAACATCGGCCATCTGTGGGTCAAGACAACGTTCGTCATGGCTGCCGTGCCCATGGAAACGTGGCGCGCCCCGGCCAACGAAGGCGGCATGCTCCGGCAGTACATCCCGGCGAGGCTCGAGGACAACCCGAGCATGTCTCAGGATGACCCAGGCTATGAGATGCGTCTTGAGGGCCTTGGGTCTGCTTCACTCGTCGCGGCGATGCGCTGGGGCGATTGGGACGTCATCGAGGGTGCGTTCTTCGATTGCTGGGATCGAAAGCGGCATGTGGTCAAGCCGTTCTCAATCCCGGGCGATTCACTCCGGTTCATGTCCGGAGACTGGGGATCGGCAAAGCCATTTTCGTTTGGCTGGTGGGCGATCCTGTCCAATGACATGAAGCTGACCGATGGGCTATGGCTCCCGCGCGGATGCATGGTCCGATATCGCGAGTGGTACGGGTGCCAGCCAGGGCAGCCAAATAAGGGCCTGAAGCTCCACGCCGAGCCGGTGGGCAAAGGGCTGGTAGAGCGCGAGCAAGGCGACAACGACGTTTCATATCGCGTGCTCGACCCCGCCGCATTCGCGCAGGACGGTGGCCCATCCATCGCAGAGCGAATTTCTAGGGGCAGCGGAGACAAGATCTATTTCCGCCCAGCGGACAACAAACGGGTGACGCAGCGCGGGGCAATGGGCGGCTGGGATCAGATGCGGTCGCGGCTGGTAGGCGACGACGACGGTCGCGCGATGATCGTCACGTTTGAGACGTGCCTGGACAGCATCCGGACCATACCGGCGCTCCAGCATGACACTGACCGCCCAGAAGACCTGGACAGCGACATGGAAGACCACGCGGCTGATGAGTGGCGATACGCGTGCATGTCGAGGCCATGGACGCCACCCAAGCGCGACGATAGCCCGCGCGAGCCGCGCGACTGGTTCGACCGCGACGATGATGACGAGGCGGATGGATGGCGGACAGCATGACAGACGCTGATTGGGTCCGCCTTCACGCCGACCTTGTCAGCATGTTCGATGAATCTGAGGACGCCACCTCCAGCGCGCGAAAGCTCGCGGAACGGGACGTGGACTATTACCACAACAAGCAGTGGACTCAGGCAGACGCTAAGAAGCTCAGGGCGCGGAACCAGCCCGTGCTTATGAAGAACCGCATTCGGCGGAAAATCAGGTTCCTTGAGGGACTGGAGCAGCAGCAGCGCACGGCGCCCAAGGCAAAGCCGGTTACGCCACAACACGAGGAAGACGCCTACACGGCGACCGCGGTGTTGCGGAACCTCTGCGATGTGAACCGCTATGATCGAAAGCGCAGCCGTGTTTTTCAGGACATCGCGGCGGCTGGATGGGGCGGGTACGAGATCAGTATCGAGGAAAAGCCAGACGGCAATCCTCGTATCATCATTCGCCGGTGCCCGTGGGACAGGATGTTCTGGGACCCTCACTCGCAGGAGCCTGATTTTTCCGACGCGAGGTTCATGGGCCTTGTGATCTGGATGGATCGGTCGGAGGCCATCCGTCGATATGGCGCAGATGCCGCCAAGGTCGTTGACGACACCGTTTCCTCGGTCGCAGCTGGAGACTATCCAGACAAGCCGAACGCCTTCCGTTGGGTGCAGCGGAGCCGGCGCGGTGATCGGGTGCGCATCGCCCAGATATGGTATCGCGACCTCGAAACCAATGAGTGGTGTTTCGCCGAATTCACGAAGGGCGGCATTCTCAATCACGGGGTGTCGCCTTATGCAGACGCGGACGGGAAGGCTGACAATCCCTATGCGTGGGGATCGGCAAACGTAGATCGCGACAACGCCAGGTACGGCGAAATCCGGTCGATGATCGACTTGCAGGACGCCATCAACAAGATGGAAAGCAAGCTGGTTCACCTCGGGAGCGTCCGCCAGACATACTCCCGTGACGGATCGCTCGGCAAAGATTTCGACGTCAAGGACATGCGTCAGGAACTGGCCAAGCCGGATGGCCACGTTCGCCTCACGGCCAATGCGGAATGGGGTAAGGACTTCGGCGTCATCCCGACAGATGACATGGCGCGCTGGACGCTTCAGCTTCTCCAGATCGACAGCCAGGAAATGGACTTGGAGGGCCCGAACGCCTCCATGATGGGCAAGGGCCAGCAAGGCCAATCTGGCCGCGCCATCGTCGCTCAACAGCAGGGCGGCGCGATCGAGCAGACAGGGCTCATGGACGTCATCCGGGACATGGATGAGCGCGCCTATCGCAAGCTCTGGAACATGGTCAGGCAATACTGGACTGCGGAAGATTGGGTGTCCGTTACCGACGATATGGACAACCTGAAATGGGTTGGCGTCAACGAGCCGATAACAGAACCAGTTATTGATCCGTTCACCGGCCAGCCCGTGGTTGATCCGCAGACCGGCCAGCCGGCGATGCGCGTTGTCATTGATCCCATGACCGGACAGCCGGCGCCCAAAAATCCTGTTTCTGAGCTGGACGTGGATATCATCATTGATGATGCGCCACAGCTCGGCACCTTGCAGGACGAAGAGTTCGGCCGCATGGTGGAGTTGGCCAAAATTGTACCAGCCATGCAGCAGCTTGATGCCGCAACGTGGATCGCCGCGTCCAACCTGCGCAACAAGAATGACCTGATCCAGCGCGTGAAGGAACAGCAGGAGGCCATGGCGCAGCAACAGGGCGGCCCATCTCCGCAAGAGCGCGCTATCGCCATGCAGGCAGAGCTTGAACAACAGCGGGCCCGAGAAGCCGGCAGGATCGAGGCCGCGAAGGCCAGCGCAGATATCGTGCTCCAGCGCGAGAAGGCGCAAAACCAGATGATGATCGAGCGGGCAAAAGCGGCCAACGATATTGGCCTGTCACACATGAAGTCCCAGCTCGCATCGTACCCGCCGCCGGGGTGACGGGCGAACGCTGCCGCCGGGCGTAACCGGGCGACCGCAGATCCAGCGACAGGATGATCAATGACGACACCTCTGGAAGATATCCTTCCCGGAGACGGCGGAGCCGTGCCCGGCGAAGGCATGCCGAATGCTGACCTGAGCCAGCCGGAAGTTGGAGCGTTCCATCAGGAACAACCCCAACAGCAGCCGGAACAGGGCGTAACGCCGCCTGAAGGTTACGTGCCTATCCAGGCGCTCGACGCAGCCCGAGAAAAGGGACGCGCGCGAGAGCAGGAGCTTGAGGAGGTCAGGCGACAGCTTGCCGCCTTCACAGCCCCGCCGCAGCCTCAACCCCAGCAGCCCAAGAGGCCCGAATTCTGGGATGACCCGCAGGGCTATCTTGCCGTTCGGGATCAGGAGGCAGCGCAGCAGCAGAGGCTGATGCGAGAGCAGACCTCTCTCATCATCGCAGAGCAGGCCCACGGCCGGGACGTGATTCAGAAGGCGGTCAGCGAACTGGACGCCGAAATGAAACGCGACCCACAGCTTAACGCCGCCGTCCACGCCC